ATAGAAAGATAAACAGGTTAGTCCAACCAAATCCTATTGCTCCTCCGACACCAGCAGTTGCAACACCATACATTCTGTCTGCGCCAGAACTAAGTTTTCCACCAACATATCTTCCAGCAGGCTTTACGCCTTCATGCCAAATTGTGCCCCCTGCTCTTCCTGCTCTGCCACCAAAACTTTTAACTGTGTCCCATGCTTTTGATTGGCTTTTTGCTTCTCTTTGTTCTTCTTTATCAGCTCTTTCTTCTGCCCTCTCGGCTCTTTCTCCTGATTCATCAACTGATTCTATTAACTCTCCTTCTGTATTTTCTCCTCCTTTGCGAATTCTATTCAATATATCTAACCCGTCCGGTCTACTCATTCTCTACCCCTTTTTTATAAATTAACTTATTTAAAATAAGAACTCTAATCCTAAACACCTCTTATCATTTCTCGATTAGCTCTACTTTCAGGTCTTTTAGATCAATGGTCTTCTTTGGGATTATCTTCAATGAATTCGTTCCTTCTTCAACATATTCATTTATCTTTTTCGAGAAGCTGATCTCTTTTGTTAAAGGCATATAGGATTTTTTGCCGTTTATTATTATATCAGCCTCCTTCTCAGTTTCTTTGTCAACAAAAACCAGTGTAAGGTTTAAATCCATCTCCTTGTCTTCTATTTTTCCCATTTGATTTTCGCTCAATTCAAAATACTGCACATAGCTTGGAGCTTCTTTAAGCTCTGTCTTAACCACAATCCTGTCAATAAGGTATTGCCCCTTGTCTGTTTTGAATTCTAGTTTATTCTCTCCTTCAATTAGGGTAAATGGTGAAAATTCAACTGTTTGCAGCATTCCGCAGTCAGGTATAGATGAGAATACGTTATAGTTGTTTATCAGCACATCTATTTTTGAAACCTTCCTTACTTCGCAGTCTGGGAAGAACTTTAATTTTGAGCTTTTTAGGGCGCCCGTGTCAATAAGGGCCTGTAGAAGTTCCTTCCCTCGCATGTTCAGGCCCTCTATTACAAAATCTATCGGACTATCATTGTATACCACCAGGAAAGCGGGAAGGGAGGCCCTATCGGCAAGTGCAATCAATGTTTGCGCTCCAGAGCCCTTTTTATTAAGGGGCTTTTCACGACAGCACTTTGCCTCAACTATTGCTACTGGCCTGTTATGTGTATATTCGACTAACAGCAGGTCCAAGTCGATCGCTGGAGCATCCCAACCCAATGACCGATGATAGTTGGAAAACCACATATCCCTGTATCCTCTTACCTCTCTCTTTACTTCCTTCATTATTCTTTCCTCTTATGAGGAAAACTTAGCCTCTTATATATTTGATATTATTACTTTTTTAGTTTGTCTAACTCTAATTTTAAATCGGCCAAAACAACAGTCATATATTCTGTATGTTCCTTAACTTCTTGTATCAATAATTCTAGCTGTAATTCTATAGTAGTTTTTTCTTCACCCTTATTAGACATTAACTTATACTCTGCTCTTCTACTATTTTCTTACAAGCCCATCTAACTATAGTAGCAATAGAAACGTTATACTTTTTTGCTAATTCCCTAACTCCTTTATAATCTTCATACTTTAGTAAAAGAGCAAATAAAAAACCTCCACCATTTAATTCTTGTACTTCTCGCGGAATATTTTCGTTATACTTTCTCCTACTCATTTCCTTACCTCCTATTTTTTGTTGTCGGGCTTACTGCCCGTTGTTCTTTTCTATTACTATATATAATATATTATACAGGAAATGTCAACAAAATAATTAAATAATAAAAATAAAAAAAATATAGTAAAACTAGTGTAAGATTTTGGTAGCCAAGAACGTTATACTACAATAGTAAAAAAACAATAAAAAGTTCTTTCAATAAAATTTTAAGTAATTTTAATACTACTTGACAAAAGTAGCTAATTGGCTTATAATAGTAGTATACAAGAAAACAAAAGAAAGAGCCTTTTCAGTAAAAAGATAGAAAATATTTTAATATTTACTTGACAAAAGTTGATTATTAGATTATAATAGTATATGTAGAAGGCAGCCACAGGCTGCCCATAATAGTTTCCTCCTCCGGCTCTGACAAATGTAACCTCTTTGTCAGAGCCACAAAGCTGCTCTCGAACCGGCACTCACTCCCTGGTTCGAGAGCTTGACCCCAACATGCCGGCCGGCATGTTGGGGTATCTTTACCTTATAAAATATCGGAGTGAAAAATAGCGAGTGATAAAAAATATGCCCACACAAAGTATTGACGAGTTCTTTTCCACCAGATTCAAATTTATACCAACAGAAAAAGACAACCTTCTTGCACACGAGATTATGGTTTCTTGTAATATAGCAAGAAAAAAGGAAGAATTTCAATCACTTGTATATTTAGTCTTTGCTAATCTTAAATATGGGTTAGCAACAGGCAAAAAAATAATAATTCCGAGACGGGATTATTGGTCTAACTTTAATATTGATGGGAGACGCCTTTTCAGCATACTAAACTGTCTTGTTGGTAAGTATGGTCTTGGAAAAATTGATGGCTTCTTTGCCCGTCAGGGCGAGGGAGAATCAAGGGTAGCTCGCTTTTTTATTGATTCAAGATCTAATATTCAAATAGAGGGGCTAGTTCGTCCTACCCCACACCCTCTTGTAGAGGTTCGCCAGGACGACTTCTTTCCTGTAGCTTTTCATAAACTTTCAAAAAAGGATAAGGAAACCGTCCTAGCTAGGACTAGAATTCTAAGTCGGTACAAGAGCCTTCTAGATAACTTTGAGATAGAGGTGAGAGAAGGAGAGTTAGAGAGAGGAGAAGAAGGAGACAGGATAGGAGAATTAGAGGCAGGAGGAAGAGTAGAGAAGAGGGAAGATTATAAGGAAGAAGGCAGCCTATCCCATATACTTGGTACATTAAGCACTTTCTCTCAAGAGTTTCATACACTTCCAGATCGCCAAAAATATGTCATTTTGGACCACAATTTGAGGTGTGTTTTCAACCGTTCTTCGACTGATTTTGGTGGAAGAATATACTCCACAGCGTCGACTTTACCTAAGGCCGCGCGTAAGACACTTACCATAAACGGTCAGGAAACGGTTGAGCTTGATTTCTCTTACTTACACATTTCTATGATAATGAACTCTGAGGGCAAGGCCCTTCAGCACGACCCCTATGTATACGCAGCAGGAGACCCTAGGAGGGACGTTATAAAACTGGCTATCCTGGTAGCCCTCAATGCCAAAGACTCAGCCACGGGCCTTAGAGCGGCCTTAGATAAGATTTTATCCGTGGGCATCAAAATAACAAACCCAGAACTTAAAAAGATACTAAAAGAGTTTATCAAAACCAACCCAGATATAGAAAAATATCTATATTCAGATATAGGTATTAGACTTCAAAGACAAGACTCAAATATAGCTTTTGATATTGTAGAATATTTTACCCGAAAAGATATACCTGTTTTGTGTATACATGATTCATTCATTATTGCCAAAGAACACAAACAAGAATTAAATGAAGTAATGAAAGAAGTATACTTTGATTATTTTGGTTTCTATCCGGAGATACACTAATGAAGTCTGGAATTTATGCCATAATCAATGCTGTGAATGGGAAATTCTATGTAGGAAGCTCTCAGAATATTAAGGAAAGGTGGGCCAGGCATCAAAGGGACCTGAGGAAGGGCATCCATAGAAATAAGCACTTACGGAGGGCTTGGAAAAAGTATGGTGAAGGGAGCTTTTACTTCGGGGTGCTGGAGCCAGTAGAAGACCTAGCTCGCCTGACCGATAGGGAACAGTATTGGATGGACCTTCTAAAGCCGGAATACAATATTCTACCAACAGCAGGTAGCTCTTTGGGATTTAGGTTCACAGAGGAACAAAAGCAGAAATTGTCTGGTGAAAACAACCCTATGTTTGGTTGGACTGGTGAAAACAGCTCTAGCTATAAACATGCTAAGTGTTGGGAATACAATGGAAGATCCCAGCGACTGATTGATTGGGCTAAAGAATATGGAATAGACAAAACCAGCCTAAGCATGAGGGTAAATAGCTTGGGCTGGGCTATTGAAAAGGCCCTCTCAACACCAGCAGAGGTTGACCGGAAGGGTGAAAACAACCCCAGCTACCAACACGCTAAGTGTTGGGAATACAATGGAAAATCTCAGCCTTTGTCTGCTTGGGCTAAAGAGTATGGTATAAATAGAACGACCCTTTCCCATCGTGTAAATAGGGATGGCTGGCCTCTTGAACGGGCTCTCCTAACTCCCGTCCGTCCAAGAATTTCTTTGGCGGCCAAAAAGAAATTATAATTTTTTTCTTTACTTTTTTGGTTTTTTGTATTATTAATAGAATAATGGTGGGCAAGTTTTTTTGGCGCACCAAAAAAATCCCCACCAACCCAAGTAGGTATAAGATGAGTAAAATACTATTAATAACTTCTTTATGTTTAATTTTAACTTCTTGTATGTGTATAAGTCAAGAATCTTCCTCTCCAACTAGTTCAGATAATCTAATTCCTTATATAGCTGAAAGGACGGTACACGTCCAGATACATAGAAAGTTGTTTGATGGTAAGAAAGTATATAAGAATACACACTTATACTCTTGGGGAACTGGCACAGTTATGTATTATGAGAATTTACATTCTTACATCTTGACTGCCAACCATGTAGTTCAAGATGATGGAATGTTTACTCTTCATTGGGATGGTAAAGATTTTCGTGTTCTTCGCACAGAATATTTTTTGGTCGCGGAAAGAAGAAATCTTCATAATCAAGTAATTGATAAGGCAGTACATGGAAAGGTAGTAAAACAGAATAGTATATTAGACTTAGCTCTTATAGAATTTCCTTATAATTTTCGTCTTAGTGAAGAAACAAAAATAGCCCAAAATGTGCAAGTAGGACAACAAGTACATATGATGGGATATCCCTCTTTGCGTGCTATAGGAAGTTATTACTTGTCCTATTCTCGTGGTACAATAGCTACAGTAGGTATAAACAAAGAACACTCTTTGAATAATATGCCTAATCAGATACGGTTTGATATAAATGGGTACTTTGGTAATTCTGGTGGTGCTCTTATAAATAATAGGGGAGAGATAGTTGGTGTGGTGTCCATGATGACTGGCTGGTCGATTTCAAGACAGAGCTTTATCCCTCATTCAGGTTGCATATATGGTCCTTCTGTTGAGGCTATACGACATTTTTTATACGTACAAAAATAAAGGAAAAGATGTAATGAACGTGGAACAGTTTATAAAGAAGTCAATAGTAGTTCCAGTGGAGTGCTTCCCATTATATGACGAGGTAATGGTGCGTGTAGGGTGGCTAGAAGAGTCTAGGGCTTGGCTAGAACCTTCCCAGTATACCAGCTCCCAAGACTATTATAGTGCCCTTGTGGCCTCTCAGGAGGCCCTCTCAAAGGAACTACAAGAGCTTAACAATAAGGTATCTACGTTGGCTGATCGTGAATGGAATAATACAAAACACAATACAGTATGGACTTCAACTAATCCTACTGATTTTTTTAGCTATACGTTTGCGCTTACCATTGAAAATGCCAACGCTCAAGCTGCTGAAAAACGACTCAAGCCCTTGCAGATAAACTTATTAAAAAAGTACTTTGATGGTTTCCTGGTGGGTTACAAATTAAAGGAGAAGAAGTAATGATACTACTATTTCTATCTAGCAGATTAGCGTGGCAGTTAGGTGACCAACAGTATTTTGTTGAACTAACCGACTTAAGCCACCCCATTGTTGAGGCAATGGTTCAAGCTACTAATGCCCGGTTTGGCACAGCAGCCCTAAAGGTGATTTTGCACGAGAGTGATAATCTTATCAAATATAGTGGGCAAAACATTACTAAGGAGGATCAAGTTTATATAGCTCAACAACTAATGGGCTGGTTATCAAACGTAAAAGAAGAGGACAAAGGTTCTTTTTGGTTTGAGTAAATTTTTTCGCGGCGCCAAATAAGACCCCAACCCAAGAAACAACTAGTATTACTAACAACAATAAGAAATCAACTACAAATAGTTAAGTAGTTTAGAATCTTAGTATTTTGTATATTTTGTATATTTTAGATATTGGATTTCTTAGGTTTTCTCTTTCCAGACATAAATATCTTGGATTTCTTGGACACTTAAATATCTTGTTAAGCTATTATAATTTATGTAAAGTATTGTAAAGTTCTTTATTCTTCAAGACAAGAGAAATATATCAACAATATCGAATATATAGGACTGTTGAATTTCTTTACACTTTTGTGTGTGTATATATTATACAGTTTTGGGCCTGCTTAATGCAGTACCAAAACTAACTTCTTTTATAGATTAAGATGCCCTTGCAGTAAAAATATATGGATATCTACATACTTTGATCTTTCTCATGAGGAATTCGAGACCTAAAAGAACATATTTTCTATAAAGTATTGAATTCTTTATAGTTTATACTGTCAATAGAACTTTATATATTTTTACCATTATGTTCGTTTGATCTTTCCCATGGAGAAATCGGTACCTAAAAGAACATATTTTCTATAAAGTATTGAATTCTTTATAGTTTATACTGTCAATAGAACTTTATATATTTTTTACTCACTTATATATTTATTTTTTATTATCTTTCTCATGAGGAATTTGAGACTAAAAAGAACTTGTTTTCTTTAGCCCGGCGAAAAAAATAATGAATTCAGGTATTTATACTATAATTAATATTTTTCTTGTCAATTAAATAGAACTCACATTCTTTTTTGGATTTAAGGAATTAAGAATATCTTATTGTAAGGGCCCGCCCTAAATTTTTTCGCGGCGCTAAAAAAATACTAACCCAAAGGAAATATAATGGCTGGTAATAATTCATATAAACATATAGAAATAAGAGAACAGAACAAAAGGCGACCCGTAGGTAGACCTGCTGGCAGTAAGAGCCCAAAGAGGGCAGCACCTGAAGCAGAAAGATGTATAGCTATTACTACTGCAGGTAATAGATGTAGATGCCATATTCGTAATGTCCTTATAGACGGTATTGAAAGAAAGGCAGAAGATTCTTTATGTATTGGACATTATGCTACTTTTTCTTCTATGCATCCTGCAGAACTAAAACAACTAGAAATAGAAACAGGAAAGTATAAAGATATTAATGATTTTGATGGTATGTTAGCTTTCTTGAATAAGTGTTTGGATGATTTTAGAAAGTCACCTTCACATATACTTGCTACTGCAAGATTAATGGTTGACGTTCTATCTCATCTTGAAGATAGTGGTAAAAAGGAAGTAATAGAAGTTGTAAATTGTCCAGACTATTTAGACCAGTTAAAGGAAGAAGAAGATAAATAAATATCTTTAGCGCCGCGAAATTTTTTCGCGCGCTAAACAAAAATCAAACCAACATGAAGTATGATATAGGACAACTAGCACACCACCAGAAGAAAGCATTACAGCTTATCTTCTTACCTGATACATTTGCCGTCTGGATGTCAGGCGGGACAGGGAGCGGGAAGTCCTATACAGCTAGTCAGTTTGTATTTGATATGATGACATGTATGGATCCAGGAACACGAATATTATTTCTGGGTAATTCACTAAAAATAAACTGGAAAAATGTATTTCTTCCTATCTTCTACGACCGTTTTGGCGCTCTAGAAGGCTCTCTATGGACGTATAAATCTTTGGAGGGTAAGATACTCTTCCATAATACGAATCCACCAGGGGAGCTTGTAGCGCGTTCAGCGGGCAATCTAGGTGAGGTACAGAAACTAGTAGGTGAATCCTACCATCATGCTGTATTGGACGAGCCTTCTTCCTATTCATATTTAGAGATGGCTTTACGTAACGTAACCCAAAGAGTACGAGCAAAAACAAAAATAGGTAATAAACTACTCTTAACTGGTACACCAAAAGGATTTAGTCCATTAACTAACTTCTTTGGATTGAAAGAACAACACCCAGAAGAAGCTTGGACAACAGGATATATAACTCGTACTATTATAGATGGTAATAAGAACTTAAACTTTTGGGTAGTGTGTGGGGAATCTTGTAAGAATATCTATGGTTTGTCATCTCGTGCTCTTGCAGTTCAGAATGAAATATTTTCATCATCATTAAAGGAACAAGAGTTAAGAGGCCAGCTTGTTAGCCAAGCTGGTAAGATATTTAAGGAATTTGAACCTTATCACATTCTTCCACATAATATAGTACTTGACAAATGGAAAAACATAACCAAACAGGTATGTTTAGGTATGGACTTTGGTTCTAATACCGCTTATGTTCTAGTTGGTCTGGCTTCAGATGGTTGTTATTATGTTATAAATGAATGGATAAGTAAGGTTAGGGAAGAACAAGTACTACTTGAACAGGCAGCCAAAGAGGTATACTTCTCTTGTCAGAAGTATGGTAATAATCTACTGGTAGGTGATCCGGCCAACAACGGACAAGTTATTCCTGAGCTTAACCACTATTTAGCTAAATATGGTCTACACATGCACCCTGCCCAAAATGAATGGCAGGTAGGTATAGACCTAATTAGAAATTTGTTGGCGGCTAAAAAACTATACTTATCAAATGCTTGTTCAAATCTTATAGAAGAAATGTCAAGATATCAACTACCAGATAATGAAATACTATCAGTATCAAATAAACCATTAAGTTCTTTGGCTTTGGGTTCAGACCACAACATAGATTCCTTAAGGTATGCCCTCATGGAACTAGAACGTCCCCAACATAAAAATATAAGAAACATTAAAAATCCTTTCGGTTAGTTTTGGTACTGCTTAATGCAGGCCCAAAACCATATTAATTAAAAATAATTAGAAATATATCTTTACATTTTCGTTTATTTGTATTATCTATAGTAAATAGAAGAAGTTCTTTAGCCCGCCGAAAATCTGCTGTTTGTTCTTCGGCCCAACAAAGCGGAATATATTAAATTAATGATACCATCAGTTGGTGAAAAAATATCTTATAAAGTATTAAGCATACAACATCCACAGTATAAGGAAAGTCTAGAGGACTATATAGCCTGGGAAGAGGCCTACTCGTTGAAGGGAAGTTATAACCCTAAAGTAAGTATCTACTCTTCAAGCACGGCCGTGTATCCAGCCAACTTTGAAGGGGACATCACCGATCAAGTACGGTATGCTGTTAGTTCCAATTGTATATTGATACAAAACGAGAATGAGACAAATGCCAATTACTCCCGCCGTTGTGTGGACATAGAAAAAAAGTCGTTCGTTAAGTATGGAGTGGACACCATAGTAGGTATCCTACTGTCCCAATCAGTAAGTCGTGATTACCCTTCTCTTATCCAGGCGGCTTTAAAAAATATAACAATAGCAGGTAAGAGTTATAAAGACCTTCTTCCTGATATAGTTAAGAGTATGGAATTATTTGGTTTTGTTTATTTACTTCCTTTCTTTGACGAGAATAATGATATAAAAGTACATGTATTCTTACCCTCAGAAGTAGATAATTGGTCTGAATCAAATGGTGTATATACATTCATACGTGTAGCTAGACAAGAAGAACTTCCTCGTTCATATGATTCAGAATATACTACAATATCCAAATATTATTACTTCTTGGAAGATGGGTGGTTTGTCGTAGAGCAGCCCCAGGCAGGTGGAGAAGGAACGGTAGTGGAAGCGGGCCCCTGGGCAGTAAGTTCCGAGGGCCTGCCCGTTGTTGTATGGGAACTACCAGACAGAAGTTCCCCAGTTGCAGATGCTGCAGAAATTCAAAAGAACTATACTAATAAAATAAGCGAACTTGCAAATATAGAAAAGCATTCATGTTTTCCTCGCTTCTGTATTGGTGCTTCTAATAATTTACAAAGCATACAAGCAAAGGAACTTACAAGTGGGCCAGGCACAGGGATAGAGTACGACGCTACTTCTGGTGCACCATTGCTTTTAGCACCTTCTGCAGAACCCTTCATTCATCTTCATGGTAGGGCCAAACAGATGGCTTCAGATGCCTTAGCCTGTTTTGGTATCTTTTCTGCCTCAGCAGGTGAATCGGGCGTAGCTCTTTCCCAGCTGACCTATAATGCACAAGCAATGTACCGTTCGCACGCGGAAGCGTGTGCGACTGGTGAAAAAGATTTAGTACAGATGATTGCAAGACTTCTTAATATAGAACTACCTAAAGATTTTTCAGTTTCCTGGTCTAGTAATTTTGGTATATTATCTTCTAGTTTACTTATTGATAAGCTTAAGGAATTTATTCAACAATATCCAGGACCTGAGGGCAAGAAAGTTATGTTTGACCTTTGGTTGAATTCTATATACCCTAATGCACCATTAGAAGTACAGAAAGCTCTAAAAAAAGAGATGGATTCTATCTTTATTGAAAAGGTAGAAAAGAAGGAAGAACCAGTTGATAATAGTATAAATTTACCTACTGGGGAAGATGAACTCTTGGTCGCAGCGAAAAAGCAGACATTAGGAAACTAAAATAACAATGCAAACACTTCCTAAAATCTCAGGCGAAAAACTAGTCAAAAGATTTGATTTATGTTCTTCTACTTCTATTGCTGAAGATGGTGGAACTATAACTGGAAGTCTAAGCTACGACAAAGTTAAAGGGGCATATTTTAGTGGGTCTACTAGCTATATTAGTTATTACCCTACTTCTTATTTGTCAGGTAGTAGGATTAGCTTTAATATAGAGTTTACGCCTTCATTTGCACATGATGATGGTGTAACACATTATTTGTTTAGTGCATATACGACTGTCGTAAAAATGTTGGTAGCTAAAAACTCTGGTAGTGGGATTTCTGTTTATTTAGGAAATGGAGCAGGGGTTTTTGCTTCTACTGTTTCGTTAGCAACTATTTGGAAAGTTGGACAAAGGAATATTTTAGTTGTTTCTAGTACAACAGGTGCTACTAACGTTTGGTTGAATGGGGTTTCGCTTGGTACCACGAATGCCTCTGCGTGGGCACCCCTTAATTCTTATACAACAGCGGTTATTGGTGCTTACTATTATGGTGGTATAAATTATCAGTTTGCTGGCTATATTCATTCGATTTCCGTGCACAACACGTTGCTTACTGCTACAGAAGCACAAGACTTATACGATAATAGTACATACAACTTTATTAATAAGTCCATGGGATATTGGGATTTTAAAAGTGTTGCCGATACCGTCAAAGATAAATCAGGAAGGGGTGACGACGCAACGATATATGGTTGTGTATTCTTAAATCCTGGTATCTACTTTGACGACACAAATGATTATTTAGGTGGGATTACTAGTCCGACAGGGACATACACGGTGTCAATACATAAAAAAGTTTTAGGTATAGAGTCAGTAGTTTTTGAGAATGACCTGACTACATGGAATAAGATAGTATCTTCAGGAGATTTTGGAGGTAATTTATACCACCTTGCATGGTTTCCCTTCGTTTTAACACCTACACAGCAGCGCTGTTTAACCTATTTATGGCGTGGCAATAATTAAATGGTCGTGTTGAAAAATAACAACATGAAAATCGGAATATACACCATTATAAATATTGTGAATGGAAGGTTCTACATAGGTTCGGCGTGCAGCTTTAATAGACGCTGGGCTGCACATAAACATCTTTTGTGTAAAGGAACTCACCACTCACTATATCTTCAAAATGCTTGGAACAAGTATGGTGAAGAGAGCTTCTACTTTGGTATTTTGGAGCCAGTAGAAGATAAAGAGGACTTAATTGCAAGGGAACAGTACTGGATGGACCTTTTGGGTCCACAATATAACATTTGTCCTACAGCGGGAAGTCTTTTGGGAGTGAAGCATACAGAGGAATTCAAACAGAAAGTGTCTGAAGCCCTGAAAGGTAAATACTGTGGTGAAAACAACCCTAATTATGGTCGAACAGGCGAAAAACACCCGATGTTTGGTCGGACAGGGGAGAAAAACCCTATGTATGGGAAACACCATTCTGATGAAACCAAGCATAAAATATCTGAGAACAATAGGGGCGAGAAGAGTTCTAATTATAAAAGGGCTAAGTGCTGGGAGTATAATGGAAAGTCCCAGCCACTGTCTGACTGGGCCAAAGATTATGGTATAAATAAAACTACGTTAAACTTCAGGGTTACTGTGCTAGGCTGGCCCCTCGAACGTGCACTAACCACCCCAGTAAGAAAGTATAACACATAATGACAACACTACCTAAACTACAGAACCTGGTTCTCCGACACGATTATTTCAGAAGCTCACTCCATGACTATTCAGGGAATAATAATCACGGAGTAGGAACAGGAATAAAGTGGGAGAAAAAACCCAGTACCCATATTCGTTATGTGCCAGCAAGTGAAAACAAGATAACGGTTTCAAATAGTCCTTTGTTAGAGTCCATGACAGAAGGGACCATTATAGTCTATAGTGATGAGTTTAAACAGGTGACTGAAACCTATGATATTCTTACAAGCAAAGGATTAGCGTCGAATCACCCTCTATTCTCATTTTCAAATGGTGCTGTAGGTCAAATATATTTAACAGATAGTATTAATACCCGGGAAGTAATAAATCCATATGCTGGAAAAAAATCTGTAGCAGTTTCCTTTAGTAATGGTGAAATTCCTTTTTCTTATATCAATGGTACAAATAAGGTAGCCTTTGACGGTGAAATTATTTGTGACGGTACCAGTAGCGCTAATCTAATTATCGGTAATCTGGAGGGGTACTCCCTTGCCTGCTCAAACCCCTTAAAAGGTGTACTTTATTACGCTGTTCAGCTAACGGATGAAGAAATCTCACAGGCTCATGCTTGGATTATGGAACAAAAATCTGTTTCGCGCGCTAAGAAAAACTTCATATACCCGTCTCAAACAGGAAGTTCTGAATCAGGTCTTATTGCTTCATATGAAATGAAACCTGTTCATGGAAAAGTAATCGACATAACCGGTCAAGGATATGAAGGAACCATAACAAAATGCAGTGGAGGAACCATCATA